CTCCTGCCACTGCACTATCGCACGATAGTGCAGTGGCAGGAGTTATATCTACTGACCCCGGATTCTTGATGAACAGCGAATTATCTAATAACAACGCATTGCCTGTTGCATTACAGGGGAGAGTTCCTTGTAAAGTAGTGGGACCTGTTAGAAAAGGTGATATGGTAGTAACGTCATTTTTACCAGGCGTTGCGCAAAGATTAGATAAATCACAATATCAAATCGGGTGCGTAATTGGAAAATCACTGGAAACTATTACTGATGGTACAGTTAAAACAATTGAAGTGGTAGTCGGTAGAGTATAGTATGACAATAACTTATATTTTAGCAATAACAAAATTAGAAACAGAAAACTATTCTAGTTTTTCAAATGTAGCAGTTCAGGTTAATTGGGACTACACGGGGACTAACGAAAACGGTATATCGGGTACCTGTAACGGCAGAACTATTTTAACTTTTGACAGCATAGATCCAATAACATTTGTTCCCTATGACCAACTAAGTGAGGACCTGGTAAAGGTTTGGGTAAACAACAGCATGGACGATCAAACATCATTATATTACAGAGAGTTTGCAGAAGCTCAAGTACTATATACAATTAATCAAAAAATAAAAGATCTTCGAGAACAACCATCGTTGCCTTGGGCACCGACACCTGAATCATCAACTCTGTAATAATTTTAATCATTCGAGTAAAAAGCTACGGCAGCCCTTTACTTTTTGTAAATACAGTGTATAATCGATAACACTAAAATCAACAACAATGAAACCAACCTTACACATTTTAACCAATCCCAATGCCATCACTCATACTAGATATAGGATGGACCCGTTTAACGTAGCTGCACTGAAATTCATTGCCAATATGAAATCCCGTGGGTGGAATATGATCCACTATGGGCATGAAAGTGCGGAAGTTGACTGTGAAAATGTAGTCTGTATTACAGACAGCGAATTGCCACCACCGGAAAACGGCAATTTATTTTTACATAGACCCGAATTACTGCCAATTTATAACGAGCGAGCGTCGGCAGCTATTGCCAAAATTAAGCAGCCCGGGGATATGATACTGAGTTTTTACGGTTTGGCAAATAAACAAACTTGTGACGATCATAGTGATTTAAAAATTGTTGAGCCCAGCATAGGGTATCCTCCCGAAACAGTATTTTCACCTTACAGGGCATTTGTCAGTTATAGTCAAATGCACTATTACTATGGAGTACATGGTAAATTATTGAGCCCCAGTTGGTTTGATGCTGTTATCCCCAATGCATTTACTCCTAGTGAATTTGAATTTAGCGCCGAAAAAGAAGACTATTTTGTTTATCTAGGTCGTGTAAACTATGACAAAGGCATTGACTTGTGTGTCCAGGTAACACAAGAACTGGGTAAAAAGTTATATATTGCAGGACCTTCACATAATTTAATGCACCTGGGCTATACTGAGATTCCATCACACGTGGAAATGGTGGGGTATGTTGGTCCTGAAGAACGAAGCAAGCTGTTGAGCAAGGCGCAATGTCTCATGGCGCCCACGCATTATATTGAACCTTTTGGTAACATAGTTGCTGAAGCGCAGTTTTGTGGAACTCCAGTGCTGACCACAGACTGGGGTGGATTCGTGGACAGCGTGGTACACGGTGTAACTGGGTATCGTTGCAAGGATTTCCGTAGTTTTGTGGAAGCAGCAAAGATTGTCACTGAGCTAGATCCGCACACATGCAGAAGCTGGGCTGAACAAAACTTTAGTGATACAGTAATTCACGATAAATTTGACGCTTGGTTGCGCAAAATTCACGTCAACGACTTCTATGCATAAAATTTTTAGCAAGGTCGACCCTAACAAGCATTTGCACACAGTGTTCCGTCAAACTGAAATTAATGGCAGAATCGAAGTTGCTGAAGGACGGCAATTTTTGCAGTTGGCAACACTGCGCATGGAAAAAGGCAAAACATTTAGACCGCATCAGCATATCTGGAAACCAGTTCAGTATGACAGCGTTATAGCTCAGGAATCCTGGGTAGTTATCAACGGCAGTGTAGAGGTTAGTTTTTTTGACACCGACGGCGTCTTGCTGGAAAAGCACACCATTGGCCAGGGTGATTGCTCGATGACCTTTGAAGGCGGGCACACTTATACCATACTAGAAGATGACACAGTTGTATACGAATACAAAACTGGTCCCTACTATGGGCAAGCATTGGATAAAGTTTTTCTATGACAACTCTATCGCAACAGGACTTGAAAAAGGGTTTTATATTGCATAGAGTTGTCCCTGAGTTATATCGGACCTAAATTTAAATGATCACTGGATCTGACGTTTATATTAGCAATACTGCGGAAATACGTAGGCCTGAACTGGCACATATAGGTAGCCATGTGGCCATTGATAGTTTCTTTTATTGTACTACAGCCCTGTATCTAGGAGATTACGTACATATTAGTCCGCACGTTGCAGTGATCGGCGGCAAAAAAACCGCTCTACACGTTGAAGATTTTTGCTTTCTAAGTGTGGGTTCTAAATATATTTGCGGTAGTGAAACATTTCATGGTGCAGGATTAATTGGTCCGTTGATACCCGAAGAGTATCAGGACGAGCAAAAACTCAGCCCCATTACACTTAAACGTTTTAGTGGCGCCCTGGCAAACAGTGTTGTATTGCCTGGGGTGGTCATGGCCGAGGGAAGCGTGTTAGGTGCCAATAGTTTGCTCAAAGAAAATACAGAACCCTGGACCGTTTATGCAGGTAACCCTGCTCGCCCTATTCGTAAGCGCAGTATGCATACAGCATACGAGTATGCAGAAAAACTAGGATACAAATACCAATGAATAAATTTAACAGTTGGCCATCAGGAAAATTGCCCAAAGAGTTTCAGCGTCCCGAGCTTGATTACGTCAAAGCCCAGGGATATAACTGGAATGATCCCAGAGATGTAGTTGGTATCTTTGAAAAGAAAGTGGCAGAGTTTGCGGGTGCTAAGTATGCAGTTAGTGTGGATTGTTGTACTCATGGGTTGTTTTTATCACTCAAATATCTAGGTGCCAAGGGTTTAGTTGAAATACCCAAGCACACTTATCAAAGTGTTGCTATGAATATTAAGCATGCAGGGTGCCAACCTACATTTAGGCAGGAAGAATGGTCAGGAGCATATCAATTAAAACCATATCCAATTTGGGATGCAGCCACACGTTGGAGACGCGGGATGTATCTAGGGGGTTTCCATGTGGTGAGTTTTCAAATTAAAAAACGTGTTCCAATTGGGCGCGGTGGAATGATTTTAACTGATGATAAAGCAGCATACGATTGGTTGTCCAAGGCCAGATATGACGGCAGGGATATGGAAATTAGCCAATGGGATGACGATACTGACATTTGTGGGTGGCACATGTATATGACCCCAGAAGATGCCGCCCGCGGTATTATATTAATGGATCAAATACCAGAAGATAATCCGGATACTGCAACTTGGGAAAATTATGCAGATCTAAGTAAAAAGAAATTATGGAAAGATTAATACATGAAAAAGAAAGCACTTATAACCGGGATCACAGGACAGGACGGCAGTTATTTAAGCGAATATTTGCTTGAACTGGGATATGACGTCTATGGTATAGTGAGACGTCACAGTGTTCCTGAAAATCAAAGTTCTCGCCTGCAACATATTAACGATGACATCACACGTATATATGGGGATCTTACTGATGAACCCAGCATTACAAAAATTATGCATGATGTGAAGCCCGACGAAATATACAATCTGGGCGCAATGAGCCATGTTAGGATTAGTTTTGACATGCCAGCATTTACCATCAAAACTAATAGCCTGGGCGTATTGACCATGTTAGAAGCCCACCGACAATGGGCGCCACACGCTCGTTTTTATCAGGCTAGTTCCAGCGAAATGTTTGGCAATAGCATAGATTCAGATGGTACGCAACGTTTAACCACTCCCATGACCCCGGTTAGCCCCTACGGTTGCAGCAAGGTCATGGGATTTAATTTAACCAGACATTACAGGGACGCTTACAATTTGCACGCCTGCAACGGTATATTGTTTAATCATGAAAGTCCACGACGTGGTACAAATTTTGTCACCAACAAGGTGGTGAAAACTGCGGTGGAAATTAAAAAGGGTCTGGTGGATAAACTGGAATTAGGTAACTTGGACAGTAGCAGAGACTGGGGACATAGCTACGACTATGTCCGTGCCATGCACTTAATAGTTAACAGCGAGACACCCAGGGACTGGGTAGTTGCCACTGGTGAAAGTCATACCGTTAGAGATTTATGCAAATACGTCTTTAACTCTCTGGGTATGAATTACGAAGATTATGTGGTGCAAAATCAAAAGTTTTTGCGCCCCGAGGAATTAAAGTATCTACGAGGGGACAGCACTCCTATTAGAAGGGAACTGGGCTGGACACCCACATACACATTTGAGTCCATGCTCGACGAAATGACTAACTACTGGATGAAAGAAATTAAATGAAGAATTACATATACATCATGCCCGGCGGCGGCATATTTTCTAGATTTTTACAATGTGGGGTACAGCCACTGATTGATAAAGATTTTGATAATGTTTACCTAACACTGAGCCCATTTGAAGAAGATACTGAGAATGATACTAAACTGGTCGAAGCAGTTGATGCGGTGGTTAATAACCGACGCAAGATGCAGGATTATGGTATTGACAACCCATACGAACATATCATGGGCTATGTACTAGATCAAAAGACAGATCACACATATACCTACGGGGGATATTTGGGTATTGGCACAATTCACGACAGGAATAACCCCATTGAAGAAAGTCCACTGATGCCAGACTATAAACGTGTATTGTCCAAGATTCATATTAAAAATGAAATCAAAAGTCGAGTGCATGATCTGTGCAAACTGGTAAATATTGGACCGCGCATTCTTGGGGTCCATGTTCGAATGACTACCATGGCTGTGCATATTAACAGTGGCAACTATCCCCCTGTGACTTTTGAAAGCTATTGCAATGCTATTGACCAAGAGCTTGCCACTGGCAGATACGATGGTATATATGTGGCCACTGATAATGTGGAAAGTCTGGTCAAGATGGAACAGCGTTATGGTAATATCATTCGTTACTATCCCAATCTATACCGCATGCCCACTGAGCAAGTTGGCAGCAGAGCAGAATGGGCCTGGGAATACGAGATGTTTTTCTACAAACGATTCTGGCAGGAAAGCTTCATGGAGGCAATGACCCTGGCGCAGTGTGGTGGGTTGATATGCACTGATAGTAATTTTAGTAATGCAGCCTTGGTATTCAGTAATAATATTAAAAACGTTCGACGAGTATGAAACACGCATTTTTTGTCACCTCAAGCATAGAGCTGGACCCCAACCGAAAGTTTAAAGGGACAAAAAATCGAACAGTGTTTGGCACTCAGGCACGATTAGAGCAAACGTTTAAAACTCTGCAAACATTGAACGAGCGCGATCCAGATGCAGACATATATTTTATAGATTCATCTGCCCAACGATTCCATGAATTGGACATGCTGGGCATTAAAAATTTTAAATATATTCTGCTTCAGGAGTTAAATCCTGCGGTTGCTGAAACCGTCAGGACCTATAGCAGCAAATCGTATTGTGAGTGTTTGATGATCTTGGAATTCTTAAAGCATTACAAATCAGAACTTAAACGCTATGATTTTATTACCAAGACTTGTGGTAGATATTGGATATCTGATAACTTTAGCACCGAGCATTTTAAACCCTGGAACACTAATAAATTTTTTATGAAAAAAGAGCTTATGTGGGCCGACGAACACATCAACTTTTTATCAGAGGAGCAACTACCAAGTGATCTATTGGTGGATAAAGCATTGTATGGATTTTATACAGTGTTGCACTCTTTTGGAAAAGGTAGGATTGATCAATACGAAGCAATAATGGCCGCCAGTGCCCAGACACAGATGGAGCATGGTAAATATTACCATCAGGACGTTGAATACACATTGCATCTTTATCTGAGACTCTTTGGTTTGCTTAAAGAAGTGATCACTATTGATTGGACTGTTGATGGGCAATGCGGGATCACTGGTGATTGGGTGAGGTATTAATGTACGATATTACACAAATTGGATATATGCCTGGCTATGGGCTAGACAGTGCGCACCGGTTTACTAGAAAACTGCCAGTAAAAGTCTGTATGAGTGTGGATACTGTGATAACAGATCCCTCGGCAGATTTTAAGGTATTATTGCAAAGTGAACCACCTAATTTATACATACGTTTTTGTGGCATGGTTCACGAGCACAAGAATGAGTTTGATTTAATTCTAACCTATGACGATAGATTACTAACATTGCCACAGTCCAGAGAATTTTGTGCAGTTGATAGTTGGATCAGTGATGACATTGTGCTGGACAAACAGAATCAAATTACGTTTATCATGAGTTCCAAAATTAATGGTACTGCATATCACATGCGTTTCCAGATCATGCGAATACTTGAACGTCTACAAAATAATCGATTAAACGAATTCGATGTTAAATGGCATCGCAGCCCACCAAGAATACCCAGCAAAGACCCCTATTTTGCCAATGCAAAATTTAACGTAGCATGTGAAAATCAAATTATGACCAATATGTTTACTGAAAAACTATTGGATTGTTTTAAAACGTACACGGTTCCTATATATTATGGATGTACAAATATTGACAAATATTTTAACACCAAGGGCATATTGCAATTTAGCAGCATTGACGAATTTAACGATATTGTTGGCAATTTGACGCCGTCAGTCTACGATGACATGTTGCCGTACTTGCAAGAAAATTATGAACTTGGTAAAAAATATTGGCAAAAAACAATATACCAAAGAATAGAGGATGAGATTGAAGATGCAATAAATGTTGCGCTATCGCAAAATCAGGAACTATTTCAGACATTAATTCTAGACTAAGTATTATATCAATATACAAAATAACCATGAAAACTAATCTAATAATTACTGATAATTTTTTAGGTGATCCTGACAGTGTTAGGGAATTTGCACTAGCACAGGATTTTAATGTCACTGGAAATTATCCAGGTGCACGTACCAAGAGTTTTTTAACTGCTGACCTCAAAGAGACTATCCAGACGTTGATCTGGAATGCTGGTGGCGAGGTGACTAATTGGTTTGAACAAGATGGGTACACTGGCGCGTACCAATTAACCACGGCAGCAGATCGAAGCTGGATTCACAGCGATCACTTTAATAAATGGGCAGGTGTACTATATCTGACCCCCGATGCGCCAATTACTGGCGGAACTGGGCTTTTTATGCATAAAAAGACCAAGGCAACCATGGCTGCACAAATGGAGGGTATTCCATATGATGCACAAGACATGACGCAGTGGGACAAATACGACGTAGTGGCCAACAGGTATAACAGATTGGTCATGTACAGGGGTGATTTATTCCATAGCAGCCTAGATTATTTTGGAAGTACGCCGCAGGACGCACGGCTATTTCAATTATTCTTTTTTGACACGCAGTATTAATTATGAGAACCAATGTTATCGTAGTAGACGACTTCTACAGTAATCCCGACGATGTTCGGTTATTTGCTCTACAACAAGAGTTTAAACAACGTGGCAGTTACCCGGGTCATCGAACAAGTAGCTTCATGAATGATGGTGTAAAAGACACCCTATCCACAATGTTGCGCAATGCGGGTGGATTGGTTACCAATTGGAACGAAGACGAGGGTGGGTCAGGAAGTTTTGAACTTGCCATGGCCGCTGATCGTAGTTGGATTCACACTGATCATTATAACACCTGGGCTGGGATTGTATATTTAAATCCCGACGCTCCGCTTAGTGGCGGTACTGGATTGTTTCAATATAAAAAAACTGGTTCATTTTATGCAAATGAATTATCAGGATACGAAAGCCAGGATTACACCAAGTGGCAACTATCTGACGTTATTGCAAATAGGTATAATCGTTTAGCTTTATATCGAAGTGATCAATTTCATACTAGTCTGGATTATTTTGGTAATACAAAAGAAACTGCGCGGTTGTTTCAGTTATTCTTTATCACAACTGAATTTTAATAAGGTAACATATGGCCATCGTTAACAAGGTATACAACTTTCTAGAACCCGATGTATTAGAAGCACTTAGGGCAAAATTTAATAATGCGCGTGGACAGGCAGTATTTGAAATTAATCATATGGGGCGTTGGGGCAAGGGTCTAGAGTCAGGGTCGTATGCGCCTGTTTTAATTTTGCCCATACCAGAATTTAGGCAGTATTTTATTGACAAATATCAGGCCATGGATCCAGTATTCAATGAATATGCCAATTTAAATTGCTTTATGCATGTATGGTTACCGGGAACCCAAATCCAATTTCATCACGACGCCAGCGATGAAAATCCAAGATTGAGCAGCACAATTTATATTAATGAATCATGGAATTGGAATTGGGGCGGATTTCTTTTGTATGATGACCCAGAAGCTGGCCAGGGATGGGCGTACCCGCATCCCAATAGCATGGTTTGGTTTAAGCCACCACTGTGGCATGCAACCTCCATGGTTAATTCAAATGCTGAGTTCCCTAGATTAAGTATTCAATTATTTTTTAACAAATACTAATATGCATTTAGATCATTGGTTTCCGAATGTAATTGGTAGATCCGATCATCCTGAGTTAGTGGATCCTATGAATGTACTATTTGATACACTTTTTTCAAATAGCAAATTAAACGATTCATTTTACTTTAATGGAGAAACAACCTACGGCACTAGAAATCTAGCAATGGATCCAGCATACTTTAGTTTTATGGATTTTATAAAGTCGCAGGCTGTGAACTTTCTTGAGCTTCAAGGATATAACACTGATGCAATTAACTGGCGCCCCTATTTATTTGCCAATAGTTTTAAAACTGGCAGCAATCATCCAAGGCATGTGCACACTCAATGCACCATAAGTGGCATATATTATTTAAAAACTCCGCCTGGCAGTAGCGCAATTAAGTTCTACCCTAATCAACCGTTTAGGGACTTTTTTGATTATATGTTTGCACGTAGAACAGATGACAATTGGTATAGTATGCCCAGTACAACATATCATCCACATCCTGGATTGTTACTGCTGTGGCCAGCCTGGTTGTATCATGAAGTCCCTCCCAATCAGAGTGATGAACCGCGAACAAGCTTCGTGTTCAATCTTTGACTTGTTCTAGAACTTTGATCTTTTTCAATATGTGATTAAATTTAAAACTTCGCCCCACCCCGGGGTGAAGTGGACTGGGCAAGCAGTCAATGGGCACCCAGCAGTATCCCTTGTGTTCACGATTTAGTATGGGTGTAAATTCTTCGTCTACTTTAATTAAAAATGTATGATAGATAAATTTGTTATTGTCACTGGTGTATTGTTCTATGGGTAAAATTTTTGCATCACGTATCTCACCCCCCAATTCTTCGCCAATTTCTCTAAACAATCCCTGACTAATTGTTTCTCCGGGTTCAATTTTACCACCCACTAATCCCCAGGTGTTATCAAATTTTCCATTACTTCTCAGTAAAAATAGATACCGTCCAGTATTTGTGCAGTATATCAATGCCCCGCAACTTTGTTTTATAGTGTTAGCTGCCATTTTCCAGCTGGGTAATACCCCTCGTAACTCTTAGCCCATGATGCGCCGTCCCAGCGATATTGCGTTCCGGTGGTTAAGTTTGTTACATATTGTACAAGCTCTTCGTATTGACTGTCAAATGCAACAATCCAGTGCTGACCATTGAATTCAATAATATCGTTAGACTTAGCAGACAACGGGGTGTTGTCAATACCTAGCCAATTGTATGCAGGTTGGGCCCCGCTTACTGTATTGTAATCGTTGACCAACAAATAACGGGTACCAGTGGCCAAATCTTGTAAATCTCTATTGGGTCTAGAAGTTAGTGGATCAATTATAGCATTGACTGGCATTATGGTATTTGCTGGAATGGTATCTATGTCCGGTCCCCAGAGTAGCTCAGTGTCATTGATTGGATTATACGCCACGGTGCCAACAACTTCGTTGCCATCACTCAATTCAAGTTTGATGGTACTGGTACCATTGATCAAGTTGCCGTATACGTTAATTAAATTACGCCACGGTTCGTCGGTACCAGTTTTTTGTGTTATTGCAGTAAACACAATACGGTCTCCAATATTTCCAGTAACCAAATTGCTAGTTATCACAACATCACCATCAGCGGCCAGCACTATGCAATTTGGTACAGTTGAAATAGTTGGGCTAGCGCTATCAGTGACACTTAACCCTGTGACTACCATGCCAGACGATACCCCATCAGTGTCGGAAACAATCACTGAGGTATTTGCTGACACATTGGCCAATAGTTCTTTTATTATCTGTGTGCCAAATGGTGTAGATACTGGCTCGTTTACTTTGACTAACGAGAGTTTATTGTTATATAAAATAACACCATACTGCAATGGTGTGATATATTGACGGCTTAACATCTCACCATTGTATATTGCTTGGTCAATGTTCCCATCAGCATCGTATATACTGGCAATAATTTTTTGTACTACCCCCATTTTCTTAACCAATGCAGGTGCGCTGATAAAGATGGGCAATTCAAAAGTTAGGGTGGCCACATCAATCGGTGTGTCAGTGCCCACTGGTACTGTGCGTGAGCTCCAATTGACATTGGTTAATAACACGTAGGTCAAACTGGTCCAATCAATATAATTATCAGTGCTCTGAATTTCCAGCGCAGGATTAAAGAGAATACACAATTGCTCCAACAGTTGTAATTTTTGTTCAGTGTTACTAGTCCATATATCTAAATTAAGTGTCAGGGTATAGGGAACTGGCATTAACCTCTCCACGGTCAGCGTATCTCCCTGCGTGGTAGTGTACGTCCCGTTGTTCACATCATAATATCTTTCTCTAATATTCATTTTGTTCACAAAGGTTGGGTTTTGCACACGGTCTCTGGCGTAGCTCAGCCCAGTGACATATACGGCCATGGCGGGTACAGCATTTAAGATGTTTTCGCTATTTTGCTGTATAACACTGGCGACCTGACGACTGCTGTCACCGTATACCACAGGAACGCGCTGTAGTGCAGTGATGCCTTCCCTATCTTTCCCAAATTGTACTTGGAAATTGGATACCATACGAATAAACTGTATAATAAAGCGTCTTATTTGCTCGTCATAGAAGAAATTTTGAAGGCTCATGAATTGTTTCTCTTTTCCGATTAGTTGTCTGCTTTGGGTGTAAGCGCCTTGCTAAGACTCTGCCTAGTGGGCATGGTCTGTCCCTCTACGTTGGTGTATGTCGATGTGTCATTAACGAAAATACTCCGTTGCGTCTGGTTATTTGGTCCAGGCGTTAGACTAGTTCTTACATTATCATCAATCTTGGCCCATCTAGTCCCGTCAAATCTGAACAGCCTATTTGGTACATAATCAGTCCTTAGCACATAATCACCCACCACAGGGTTGGCCGGGAAGCTGGTGGTTGCCACCACTGGCCACCCATTTGGTGCAGTGCCATCACCACCAAGATATGCTGGGATATCAGTATCTGGAGTTGTTGCCTGGGCAGACACCTGATCAAACGTGGCGTCAACTGTGAGGGTAGTAATGTCCACAGTGGTACCAGTGGGGTCTCCGGGTTGCCCGTCCTCGGTTATTGGTTCTACATAGAGTGGATCAATATTGGTACCACTCTTGGGGACATTAATTTCAGCCTGCTGTATAATAGCATCATTGATATTAAGCAATTTGTCCAGTGTACTGAGATAGCCACCCATGGGGGTGTTGTTTGCCCCGCCAGTTATCTGGTTGATAATGTCTTTGTACTCTTGACTATCGACCAGAGGCGTTAACTTGCACCGTAGTAGGTGTGGCCACCAGGTCTGGCTGAATCCCTCGGCAGCAAAACTGACATCTTGTACCACATAATACCGTTTTAACACCGCTGGAATGTCCCCATTTAGCGGGAAATAATCTTTTTTGTGTTGTAATTCCAACACATCTCCCGACATAATTTTGCGTCCCAGTCTGGCCACAATGTCATTTAAATGAAAAGTCATGTATAATGTATCTGCACTTAAGAAAATGCCAAATTGTTTCAGATCAAAGTCGTTGTCATTCACAGAGTATACTCCACGTAGTGTATACACACTGGAATCATATTTTCGATCTCGATTTTCTAAAAATAATAGGTCCTGGATGTTCAATGCACTCTGGTTCAGATACACTGGTTTGGTGGCATCATTCCAGAATACGTTTACAGGTTGCCCACTAGAAATAGTTGCGGTTACATTACTACTGATAACTATAAAATTATTGTCTGGATCAATGCCAGTCACGATGGTGTTATCGGATATGCCCGCACCGCTTACGCTTTGCCCTACTTCAAATGATGACACACTATCAAAATATAATTCGCTCCCTGAAACTATGGTGTTGCCCACTGGGTACGCATTTGCCTGTGCAAAAGTGCCCAGATACTTATGCAATAGCACTCCGGTGCCACCAATGGTAAATTGTTCTGATATTCGTTTATCAAAAAAGTTATAATCGTTTGTGTGGTTGTCACGCCACATGCTCAGTCTTGGCATATTCGATCCTGAAATATATAGTATTTATTCCCAAGTTGACAGTAAATAATAGTGATGTTAGCATATAAAAATTACACAACATTGCATAATTTTTTAGTAAATGCAAGTTGTACACTTATTTTGGAGAACAAATGGCAACAGTAGCTGGTATCAAGATCAAAACAAAGCCGGTAACCGTAAGAAGCACATTGCGCATGGATGAAAAATTTACTGGTGGTGAACCAGTCTGGCCCAGTGACGCTGATGCATGGCCCGACGACAAATTTGACAGTCTTTTGCGCAAGAGCTTTAACTATTACAATTATCATTACACACAGCGAGAATGTAGGAAACATATAATTGACTGGATGAAGTCCAACACACGGTTTACCAAGGATATGATAAGAAATGTTGAACGTAGCGGTGATCGTTCCATTACTATGACAGCTTGCAGCCTTATCATGGCCGCTCGGCAAGGCATGCCACTCCAGCCCAGGCACATTGTGTTTTTAAATAGCCAAATAGAACACGCAATTACCCTTGCCTTGGATGATGTTCCAGAAAAGCTCAGTGCTGATAAAATCGTGGAATCGGTTAAACCGACAATACAAGATCGTCTGTCAGAAAAAACCAGCGAGCTGATTGGCGAGCTTGAGGGATATTATGATAATTTGATGACTACAGGGAAAACAGCATTCAAACCCTACGATTTTTTGGTGTCAAATAATGTGGTGCAGGGGCAGTTGGGGCGATACGAAGAATTATTTACACGGCGTAAAATCGAACTAGAGCTAGCACAGGGAAAAACTGATGAACAGCTGAAAGAGGCATACCGTCTCTATAAAATCG